CCAAGACTCAATACTCCTTGGGCTAATCGTTCTACTGCTATCTCGCAGTACCGTTCTTCGATTTCAATGCCAATAGCTTTTCGCTCGAGGTCTTTCGCTGCTCGTAGTGTCGTACCAGATCCCATAAACGGATCAAGAATTACACCGTCAGGCATATAACCGAGGCAGCGAGTCATCAACTTGACTGGCTTTTGAGTCGGGTGCTTCCGTTTTTCGTTGTGTTTGTCGGCGTTCACAATGCCGCCATGTTGCAACCGAATCATGTAACCGGCCTTGTCCTGCTTTGTGTTGATCCATGCAAGCTCAAACGGTGATCCCAACATACGGTCAGCGGATTCAACGACTCGTTTATCCCAACAGATCCAACGACCGGGTACAGGTAGACAATCGGGAAAGTGATTCACTCCGAATACCAGCATCGGTGTCGGATGCTGCGCGATTAACCAGCGAGCCAAATCGCTGTTTGTGTCACCAATAATGCTTTTATGTTCGCTTTGTTGCCGAGAATGCTTCTTACTTAAATAGTCGGTGCCATACGGCGGATCGGTCACGATTACGTCAAAGTCAAGAGTCGGCAGAATCTCACGGCAATCCCCGTGGTAGATCGTCACAGCGTCGTCCTCGTAATACGGTGCCACTTTCCCCTCCCCTAACTTGGTACGGTCAGTAGCCTCACAGTGAGAGTACCTTCCCACCAAGCCCCGTCGTCGGATAGTCGGTCAGGGGACATGGAGATACGATCAATAGTCACATTCTCGCTACGAGTCCCCTCCTTATAGGTGAGAGTCACCCCGGATTCCATGCGTTGACGCAACGTCGAGAAGATCGACCCGGAATCAAACGTGGCTGGTGCGCCGCTGTTACGTGAAGTCAACACCTGGCGGCGTAGCACGATGGGCAAAATGATTTCGTCTACACGGGAAGGTGTGGCGATAGCGAACGTCAACCAGTCCCCAACGATGGGGCCTTTCGTGGTGTCGGAACCGTCACGGCTCATCGTGATAACAAACTCGTATGAGACAGAGGATTCTGTGGTGAACGTGAAATCGGCTGGCACACCGGAGGTGAGGGTGAGAGTGTCGGTGACGTTGGCGTCGTTTGTGGCACCAAACGTGAGAGTGCCCAGGAAAGCCGATGAAGGGTTCCCTCGATACCAGTATCCGGTCTGGTTGTATGTGGTACTCGACTGGCCGTATTCGATTTTGGGTTCGTTGAATGTGTATTGGGTGCGGTCTTGGCGAACAGTGACGGAACGCAACAGTTTCGGTGCCACAGTTGACCACGAAACTTCACCCATGTTGAGTGTCCCACTAGCAACTTTTTCACCGGTACGAGACTCACGTTGAAGGACTGCCGCACCTCCGCTCACAACGCCCAGAAAGAGTTTAGGGTCGCCGCCATTGTTGAGACGGGTAACCCCCTTAACGAGGTCTGCGGCGGTCGCTGACTCGGCACTCACGAGATCTGAGGCGTAAGCAGGGACGAGAGTGTCAGTGAACCGAGTCAAATCTGCACGAAAAGTATTACCGTACCCTGATCCCCACCAAACAAACTGCCCATCAGCCTCCAACTCATACGCTTCCCCACCAGTTTCGATCACCGGACCAATCGTTATCCCATTCGAGTTCGTGTCAATCAGAGCTGTACGAAACCCTTTAGTGGAAGCAATACACAGCACGGGACCGTACACCAGGATGGCGTTGATCTTTTCACCGCGAGGAAGTTCACCGGCAATAGTGGGAGTGGTGAGAGTACCGTCAGTGGAACTCACCCCAATGTGATACACGGCTCCTGTTTCTTCAGTGTTCGCTGCCGCATAAATACCGCCCGGTCCAGCGTCCACATCCACCCACACACTTGAAGCCAACGGCAGAGAATAGTCGAGAGAAGAACTGGCTTTCGCTCCGGCAGCATCCAGTTCATAGATAGCGTTGTCGTCTGCTGCGATGACACGACCGGCAACAATTTTGATGAGGTTCGGATCGAGTGAACCGAAAGCCGAAGTTGAGCTGCTACCGATCACGGATTGTTCTGCGACGATCACGCCGTCGAAACCGAGATAGACGTTCGTGCCGTCACTCGTGATACTGGTCGTGGTTCCCCCGACAGTAATGGTGGTCCAGGTGGGACTCGCAGCCGCCGGGTTGGAGGAAAGGTAAAGACTTGTGCCGTTGGCAACATACAAGTATTCGGTGCCCGCAGCGTTCGTTACCCGTTCAGTGATTATGTCACCCGTCGTGAATGTCGGGGTGTTGGCCCCTGTTTCGGTGATAGGAAGGAGGCTCGCTTCGCCTTTCGTCCAGACATCAACCCCCACAGAAGTGTTGAAACGCCGACGATCACTGTCAGCCAAATCAAAATGCGTTTGACCCGCACCGTAACTCCAATCTGTTTGAGAGCGAGTCCACGCACCGCTCGTATCTAAAGCATTCTCCCCAGCTTCACCACTCGTGTCACGCTGTTCACGCAACGCCGGAACCGTAGTACGCCCATACTGGCGTGGGTCCACAAGATAGGACACACCATCCAGTTCAACTGGCAACGATTCGGCATTAAAACTCACGACGTGAACCCGCTCCATTGAGCGGTCGGACGCATAGCAGAGTTACGAGTCCACAACTGTGGATACTGGGAAACAAGACGACCCGCTTCAGCTTCAACACGGGCACGACGTCGCCCCATCAGATCACGGAACGACGCAGAGATAGCGCCAGGAGGCACTTCGTCTGCCATACGGGACGTACCTTCAGCGTCAAGGAACTCTCGACGTATCGGAGTGGTTGTCATCAAAGCCATCGCAGCCCCAAGAGGAGGAAGATCGTAGGCGGTGGTAGCCAACCCCACAGTGGAACGGGCAGTAGTGCCGTCAGTGATAGAAGTGAACGGGGATTTATACATGACCGTTATTTTCTGTCCCGGCCACGCACCAGTGTAAAGAATCAAAGCAAGCCCACTAGAGAACGCATCGGTGTCACGGTTACGGCGAAGCCGCCACGACGACACTTGTGGTTCAGCAGCCTCACTCCCAATGTCGGCGTATGTCACCGAATAGATCGAGTCAATCTCAGCGGAAGTCAACCCTGTCAAGTTGTAGCCATCCACCCCAGCGTTGTATGTGAAACTCGTGGTTTTCATTTGGAACAACCCTTGACCCGGGGCAGACAGGTCAGCGAGATCGTCGTTGAGTGAAGAAATGATGCGATGAGTAGGGAATTTGGGGGACACACGCACAACGTCGCCAGCAGTATGGGTAGCTGCGGTTGATCCGGCGTAGCCACGCATCACAGAAATCGTGGTTGAAGTTACCGAAGTGACATACATCAACTCGGCGTTCACTTCGATGACGACACCTTTAACAATGGAAGAAGCGATACCTTGCACCACCAGAGTCGTACCGGTGGTCGCCGGACTGGGAGCCGTGGTTACTAAATCGAGTTCCTCCACATACCCCGACAGAAGCATGTCTCTTGTCGAATCAATCCATATTTGTGCTGTCATCAGGAACTCCCAAGAACTTCGTTGAGGGCCGCTTCTTTACGTTTCCGTCCCTCTTTTGAGAGAACCTGCCCTGCCTTGACTTCGTGGGAAGTTCCGGCATGTTTTTCGAGATGGGCAGACCCGTTAATAGAACGGGGCTGCAAACCCTCAGAGCGGAGGCGTTTGTACGCTGCCATGTCTGCGTCTTTGTTTTTTTCATTACGTTTCGTTACTCCCCAGTCAATGTTTCCCCGACTAGGAGTAGCCGACGGTGCGAACTGGACGCTGCCGAAATACCTGCGAACAACCCCTTCGCATCCTTCACACACACCACCATACGTTTCATCGAAACCGTGGCGTACATCAACAGTGAGGCCGCAATCTAAACAACGGTAAACATAAACAGGCATTTAGGCTCCAGCTCCAACATCAATCGAATATCCGTTAGCAATCAACAACGCTATTTCAGAGGACGTTAAGTCCTTCGGGGACGCATGTCCCCCATATATCCATCTTGTCACAGTTGACCAGTCCGCTGGAGGGAACGTCTGAATGGAAGTGCCGTTGATAATGATGAGATTCGTTCCCTTCTTCTCCTGGGCGTAATGGCGACGTAACGCATACGCCGCAGGGGTAGCGTCCTGCCGTAAACCGACAGGGGGAAGGGTCATCGTGTACGGCATTTCGAGGAGCGTGTAAACGGGTTCTTCACCCATCGTGGTGGTGCAAGTAATAGTTCCCGGGAGGATGTGCCATTCCCGTGTCGGCTCTGGGACAGCGCCGGTGCCACTGACATGGTTGGCGATCACCTCGACTTCAGGGGTTGGAGTGAGGATCGCTGCGACCCCAGCAATCGTGGCTGGAGTCATTAACGCCCCAGTCAGAATCGTGGGGGCAGGTAACGCTGCTACAGCGCTAAGGTCTACTTCTTCAACGTCTACATAGTTGGCTGTTACACTGGGGCCAGGTAACGCTGCTACGCCAGCAATAGTTGAAACAGATACCGTGATCGGTATTCCACCGGTCGCCGTAATCGAAGTGGTGGCAGCGACCGTGGCCGGGGTAGCAACAACCAGATAGACGTTGCCTGAAATTAGGGCTTGACGATAGTCGTAACTGTTTCGGTACGCTTGCCCAGTTTGGCGGTACTCGAACTCGAAATCGGTGGGGATAGTTGCTGTGGCCGCAATCGTGGCAGGGGTAATAGTTGTAGGCGCCCCATAAGCGACACCCGATGCCCTATATACAACTCCTGATTGACGATATTGCGTTGCCACAACCCATCTCCCTAGCTGCTAAGAGATGCCGATTCGGAGTCCCCCACCCGTGTAGCAGCAACAGCTTTAGCGATAGCGATGAGAGCAGCGACCCCCGCAATTTTCAGGGAGTCACCCCAATCAGGTCCGGGTACAGCCATAGCTGCGGCCCATGCTTGTGCGAACGTGGACACTCCACGCTCTAAAGAGTCTTTAATAAAACGCTGGTTGAACAATGTCGTTCCTTTTCAGTTGAAGGCGAGCCCACGTTTGGGGGCCGCATATTCCGTCGGCAGCAAGCCCCTGAGAGCGCTGCCATCTAATTAATTGTGCTTTCGTGTTTCGTCCAAAAATACCATCCGCTGTTGCACCTATGCGTTCCTGCATAAACTTTACAGCAGCCGAACGTGACCCCTTTCTAAGTGTCCCAGGAAACGGCACCATGCCGTCATCGGGTTCTTTCGGTAAAACCATTGTGGGAACAGACGTAACCATGCGACGTTGAATCATCATTCGCAGCTCAGGCATCGAGAACAAAGGATCGACTTTCCTGGAAGTCCATTCCTTGTGTCCTATCACCGCACAGTCGGGGTTCCAGTTGTGTCCGTCGCACAGAAAGGCGCACAAATCAATCAATGCGTCCATCTGTGTTTCGGGCACATCTTCACCCAAACCATCATTAATAATTGACACCCCAATAAACCGTGAGTTCGCGCTGATCTTTCCTGGTGCGGCTGCGTTGCCTGTCACGGGAAGGTTTTTCTGGACACGAGTCAGCACGGACTGTAAGCCTCGACCTGCGTGGTTGGCTTTGATGTTGCCAGCCGTGAGTTTCATAATCGTGCCGTCACGTTTAATCAAATAGTTGTAGAGAGGTCCGGGCACCTTGTTGACTCCACGTATACACATGGCGACTACGTTGTCGGGGTCTGCGTTGCGGTTTGAGGCTGTGTGGTGTACGACTATGCCGAAGGGTTTGAGTGGCCGTCCGGTAGTGATTTTGCCGGGGGCATCGACAATGTTCATTTTCAACTGGGAGGCGTAGGCCAAATAAAATTACCGTCAGTGTCTCTGGAAAATTCAGATACTTTACTTTTACCTGCCGGGAAATCCCGTAACTCTTGTCGATATGTTGCCCACTCGGTTTGTTTGGCGGCGGTCAAAGGACTATCCACCCCTTGTGTCCAATCCGATGAAGCTAACTTGCCGTTGCGTTCATGCCTAATCATGCTGAGGTCAGCATCAGCAGCAGCAGCACGAGCTTCTCGGTCAGCTATTTCGTCGGCTGTTAATTCGATTGTTTGGGTGACACCTGTTGAACAGTCGTGAACTATTTTAGTGGGCATAATTTTTCCTATGAATTTTTGATTCCGTAAACTTTGAGTGAACCACCGTTGTTGACGTTGCCTCCGTCGTAATGACCAACCCAATTTACTTCGGTGATAGCTGCATCGAGTTCGAGTCCCCATCCAGCCAATCCTGTAGCACCATCGGTTGTTTGACTGTCACGATTATTCAAGTATTGAACAGTCATAGCGGTGTGTTTGTCTGTTCCGAAATTAGCTTTCGTGTAGTTCGGAACGTCAATCTGGAGGTAACCCCATTCGGTGAAAGTACTAGCGGTATTGGAAGGCCAACTAATTACTGTATAAGCTGTTGCGGCGACTGTTTCTGCGTCGTTCTGATTAGAGTTGTCAATCAGCAACATATTTTGCATATCGTAAATTGTGGCGCTGGAATTATTAAATCTCATTATTCCAGTAGTTGAACCGCTTGATCCGAGACTATACCCAGTCATAAAAACAACAAGATCATCATAAGTTTGAGGGATAGCGCTAACTGTTAAAGCTGTCACTGTTCCATCTGAGACGGCGCTACCAAGAAGATCATAAGTCGTAGCCATCAGCCCTTCCTTCCATACAATGTCAAATTCGTATAAGAAGAACCCCAGTTGCCGTTAACGGTTTCGATTGAAGTGACCGTAGTGTATTTGCGCCACATGCCTCCGTTGAAACCTGCGCCACCGTAACCGCCATTACCGCCACTTGACCCCATCACTGTTCGCCAAGTTGTGTAACGGTTGGTGTCGTCGTAACCAATAATCGTTGTTTCAAACCAACTCGGCCAGTCCCCTAGATATGAGCCACCAAGATAAACCAGTTTGCCATTATCGTTAGTGCCGCCATCTACAGTATGGAGCACCGGAGTAGTCGCTGGGAGCAGGTATTCGTAAGAACGGTAATAACCGGTTGAGTCACCATTACACCTCAACCCGACTTGCTGATTGAACACACTATTCCCCGACTGGGCTTGACCACGCAAAATCAGGGCATCATACCCAGATGGGATCGAGGTAAAAGTGTAATCACCAGAACCGCCAGCAGTACCCAATGGGATATATCCTTCAGCACTCATCAGGAAGTCTTTATTCCGAATAGATGAATACTGCTACCCGCTGGAAAGTTCCGAGAATCTTTGTCATACACTTTGATCGTGCCTAAAGCGCCTGCCGTCGCATTAGCTAAAATTCCTGTTACCTGAGCCATACCGTCACCCGGACCGGGGCTAACAGCCACACCTGCTTGTGTTCCTGTTGCGTGTTTAGTTGAAGCATTCGAGTCTCCAAACGGAATTAAAGCTGCACCAGCCGCACTCATTTGACTTCCCCAAATTTTGGGGTAAACAGTAGAGCCGCTGCCTGCGATAACCCCGTAGTTTGTACCACCGTCGGAATAAAACGAGTGAGTATTCCAAGTGGTTTGTGCATAACCATTCCATTCGACCACTAACGTACACTGGTACATCTC